GGCAGAAGTAACAACACGGCTAGAAGCCCCAGACCTTTCTATAACAACTGCAAAGATTGCAGATGATGCCGTGACAAAAGCCAAGATAGGCGCAACTGAGTTAGATTTAGCGACAATAAAGGACAGTAGCGGCACCAATACAGCTATGACTATTGATAGCACTGGTCGCATACTTACGCCAGCAAGGCCAGCGTTTTCTGTTGTACAATATGAACCAACTACTTCTGCTGCCCAAAATGGTCATTATAATTTTAACACTGTCCTTACTAATGTTGGTTCATATTATAGTACTTCAAATAATAGGTTTGAAGTTCCTGTAACTGGGTTTTATAATTTTTCATTTGCTGGACTTGGATGTAATTCAGCGGCTTCTGTAATACCCGCAGCTAGCCAAGGTTGGGTTAAGATAGAAAAATCTACAGATAGTGGTAGTAATTGGTCTACCCTTGCATCTGGTTATGCATATGCAGGAAATAGTAATCATTATCCAAATCTGTCTTGTTCAGTTAGTGTTACGTTAAATTCTGGTGACTATGTGCGGATATATGTAGAAAATCAATACGTTTATTCACATACACAATCGACAGGATATAACCCAACATTTAGCGGTTTTTTCGTGGGATAGGAGTTTGAAATGCCATTAAGCAAAATACAATCAAACTCTCTGGCTACTGGTGCAGTTACCTCTGGCATGCCTTCAGGTTCTATTATTCAGCATAAGAAAACTTACTTTAATACGAGTGAAGGTTTTACAACCACCACTTTTGCCGATGTTACAGGAGCAACACAAACTTTTGCGTGTCTTGACGCAAATAGTTTAGTAAAGATCACGGTTGCTGTAATGTGTGGCGGTAAGGGTTCGGTTATAATACTTGCAGACTCAACAGGCGTATTTAACTTAGATAATAGTTATCCAATTTATGTTGGTGCAGCACAAACCAACTGGAATAATGGTTCAGCTAGAGATTTGAGAAATTTTTCAGGTTTTTATAGCCCTGGAAATACAAATACTATTACATATAAATTGCAGGCAAAAGCTTACTCAGCAAGTAATGCTAATAGTTTTGGTGTAAATGAAATAGCTACTTCTAATACTCAACCTTATAGCTATATTGAATGTTTGGAAATTAAAGGCTAATGGCATACATAGGCATAGACCCAAATGTTGGTGATATTACCTTTCAAAGGTTTACTGGAGATGGAAGCGCAACTGCGTTTACGTTAGCGCAAAGTGTTGTTAGCGGTGAGGCACTAATTGTAACAATTGGTAACGTAGTGCAAGAGCCAGGGATAGGCAAAGCGTACACAGCATCAGGAACAACTCTTACCTTCTCTGCTGCACCAGCTAACGGCGATGTAATTACCGTGCGCTTTTTTGGTCGTGCTGTAGACCAGCCTACCAGTTTTGCGATGGCTTTGTTCAAGTACACAGCAACAGCAAGCCAGACTGCGTTTACAGGTGCAGATGCTAACGGTGCGATATTGGCTTTCTCTGGTAACGATGTAGACGTATACCTAAACGGTGTACACCTTGACAGCACAGACTTTACCCCTAGTAACGGGGACACAATTACACTAGCATCTGGTGCGGCTGTTAACGATGAGTTAGTCATCCGCGCCTTCCGTGCGTTTACTGTGACAGATACAGTCAGTAAATCTAGTGGTGGTACATTTGCGGGTGAGATTACAGCCACACAGTTTCAAACAACTAATACCACAGTTGATACCGCTGTGTTTCGTACCAATGGACAGAGTGTAAGTGAAAATACTACAATAGCATCAACCAAGAACGCATTAGCTATTGGTCCGCTGACCATAAGCTCATCAACTGCGATTACCGTAAATGGTAATCTGACAATACTGTGAGGCATAGATGGCTTCAATACTTAATGTAGATAAGATTAGAAGAGCGACTGGCAGCACAGATGCGTTAGTCATCGACAGTAGTGATAGGATTACAACTCCCACTAGACCAGCCTTCTCATGTAGACCAAATGGGGCTATAAGCTATTCAGCAAGCGGATGGAAAACAACAGTTTTTACTACTGTTGATTTTGACATAGGAAGCAATCTAAATGCTGGTGGTTATTTTGTTTGTCCAGTAACTGGTATTTATCAGTTTAATCTTCATATGCGTTTTGATAGCGTTGGTTCGGGTTATATAGTTATATGTTTAGGGTCAGAAACTAGCGGCACTTCCACACCCACAACAAACGCTAATTTGTATTATAATAGCTATGTTATAAACGGTTCACCAAACAGCACTTTTGATTCTTTAGCTACTTCTTTGACAATTCAATTAACTGCTGGAACTAATGTCATGCCGTGGCACATTAGTTCAGACACTTCTTATACAGTAGCGGTAGCATCAAATTTCAGCGGTTTTTTGGTGGGGTAAATCATGTCAACATTATTTGTAGATACAATAAATGAGAAGACCACAAACAACGGGGTGAATATTCCGGGTCATGTGTTGCAGGTTGTAAGCACAACGAAAACGGATACATTCACCACCACTTCCACTTCTTTTACCGATATTACTGGTATGCAAGCGACTATAACGCCCTCAAGCACTCAAAGTAAAATTTATATTATGTTTACTGCTTACTTAGCAATGGGAGCGGCAAATTATGGAGGAATGATTCAATTACACAGAGGAAGCACTGCTATATGCATACCTGATACTGCGGGGAGTAGAACTTTGTCCTCTGGTTCATTCTATATGGTAAGCAGTTTTCATTTTATAAATAGTGTTTCAAATAACTTTTTAGATAGCCCCAACACAACTTCTGCAACAACCTATAAATTGGTAGGACGAACTCAAAGTTCTAGCTACGCATTAGCTATTAATAGAAATGGTAGTGATAGCGATAGTGACTCTGTACCACGCCTAGCATCTTCGATAACCGTAATGGAGATTGGGGCATGACCAGCATATTAAAAGTCACCGAAATCCAAGACCCAACAAACTCAAACACTGCACTAACGATTGACAGCAGTGGTAGGGTTTCAAGACCTGTTATTCCTTACGCTTTCGTAACTTGGCCTAATACAGGTACTTATGTAGCAAAATCAGCAGGAATAGTAAATTTCTCTAATGCCACTGTTAATGACGGAAATCACTACGACACTTCTACATATAAATTTACTTGTCCAGTGGCTGGTCTTTATAGAATAGAGTCTGCGGCTTTATCGCAATCGCAAGATCAAGGATATCATTGGGCATTTTATAGAGAAACTGGCGGTTCTGCGACTTTAGTCGCAAGAATGTACACTATGAACAGGACGCTACATGGCAGCGCAACAATTAAATGCGCTGCAAATGATAAATTGTATTTACATCAAAATTCAAGTCACAATTTTTATCAAAGCTCAGAAAGTCCGTATAATTGGGCAATGTATACGTTTATAGGATAAGTCATGGCATCAGTATCAGAAGCAATTTTAGCACTAGATCCAAACTGTCAGTTTGTACTGTACGGTGAGCCTACGAGCGCACAATCTTTTGATGCATCCTTTCGCCTTGTGATCGGCGTAGACGATAATGATACAGCTATACTGTCCAGCGATTCAAAGGTTTGGCAAGATAATGGTATTACTTGGGCACTAGTAGATAGAGAATTAACCAACTTAAAAAACGCTGAACCATTGAAGTTATTGCGCGAAGAGCGTAATCGCCGTATCGCTGAAACAGATTGGTGGGCATCATCTGACCTTACTATGTCCACAGAACGCACAACCTATCGTCAGGACTTGCGCGATATAACCAAAACATACTCATCACTTGACGATGTGGTGTGGCCTGATAAGCCGGAGTAAGCTATGAGTAATGCCCGTAATCTTGCTAATCTGTTAGGTACAAGCACTTCAGTTCCGTCTTCCAAACAGCCTGCTGGTTCTGTTCTGCAATGTGTAACAACAAATTATCCAGATGATTTTCAATTCACTTTAAGTGCTTCAAATAATACATCAGATAATGGCAAAATGGAGGTTGCTACAGGCTTAAACTGTTCTATCACACCCGTCTCAACAAGTAGTAAAATACTTTACCAAGCTACAATTTATATAGGCGGAACTTTATTTTATGACGTTGGTTATCATGTAATTAAAAACGCCACTTCAGCGACTGCGACTACCAGCCACACAGATACATCACCTTGCGGTGGTTCTTATCTTTCTGATTCAAGCGGCAATGCTATAAGGGGGCAAACATCAAATAGCACCCCCAGAGGCACAGGTGTTTTAAATGGTCATACTTCTGAAAGTACGACATATCTCTGTCATCCAGTTAGCATGAGCTTACTTGACCACCCAAACACCACTTCGCAAATAACTTATAATTTTGCAATCGCTTTTTATAACTGGGCTTCTAGTACACTCTATTTAAATAGGTCAAATTCAAACCAACAACAGACCACTTATGACCATAATCCTGTAAGCACTGTTGTGTTGATGGAAATAGCTGGCTAATGTTCGGCTCTCAGGCAATATCTGAAAACAGTATTGCCACAGACGGCGTTGTGGTTCTTGGAAGCCAAACGCTTGATGCAAATTTTACACAGTCTACAAATCCTTCTGGCATTTTTTTTGGAAGTATGACTGTTGATGCTTTTTTCTCCAAACTTGCAGCAGCTTCTGGAACACTTGTTGCTGAAATAGATATATCTTCAGACTTTACCCAAACTACGGATGGTGTGCGTTTTGCCATAACCTCTGCTTCCCTAGACGCTCAGTTTGATCAAACCACTGTTGCCAACTTTGACGCTTCTGGGGTTGCGGAAATAGATGCAAACTTTACACAAACTACCACACAAACTTTGGTAGCTGTGGGTGTTGCTCAATTAGATGCTAATTTCACACAGACCACAGCATCTAATGCGTTGTTTGATCTTATAAGCACACAAGATTTTGAGTTTGAAATAGACCCATTAGGGGGTTTGTTAACTCTCGCTACAGCCGATATGAGTTCACAATTTGATCTATCGACTTTAGGTGGGCTTCTGATAATTTACCCCGGAGCAGGCGAAGGACCGATAGAAATCAACAGTGTATTTGTGATAACTGCAAATGGTGATATACTGTGGGAGCAAATTGATGCGGGTGCGACACCAGAAAACTGGGCACAAGTCACACACACTGGCGATACCTGGACTCAGATAAACGCAGGAACGTCGTCTGAAACATGGACAAATAAGGTGGTATAGATGGCGAGTAGCTACACGGATAATACAGGAATTGAACAACCGGGTTCTGGTGAGCAAGCTGGTTCTTGGGGGACAACAGTTAATAGAAATTTTGCAATCATAGACGCAGCGTTGCATGGTCAGGCTGAAATAGCGGTGATTGGGGACTTTGATTTAACAACGACAGACGGGGCTGTTTCTGATGGGCAGCATACTGTTATAGTTTTGACAGGAACCCCTGGCTCTACCTTTAAAATGCAGGTTACTCCTATAAACCAACAGAAATACTTTACTGTTAGAAATGAAACTAATGCTGCTTGTCAAGTCATATATAAAGGCAACGCTACCAACACGGGCGTTGAAATAGCATCAGGTGCGACCCAAGCAGTAACGGGCGATGGAACGAAAAATGGAGCAACCGTTGGCATTTTTAAAAATTTAACCCCGCCAACAGATTTAGTAAACGACTCATCTCCTCAATTAGGGGCTAATTTAGATGTTCAAACACACTCTATTGTTAGTACGTCAAACCGAAATATAGCCATTACCCCAAACGGCAGTGGTAAAGTTGTTCTTGACGGTCTAAGTTATCCAACCGCTGACGGAACAAACGGTCAGTATCTACAGACAGACGGCTCTGGTACTTTAAGTTTTTCTACTGTACCCATTAGTGGCAGTACGTTTAACTTGGGAGATTGGACGCTGAGTGTTGTAAATAATGAATTGGTGTTTAGTTACACGACAGGCGGCACAACAACAGCCGTAGCTAAAATTGGCACTAACGGACAAATTACATCAGCTAATGATGTGACAGCATTTGGGACTATATAATTATGCCTATTCCTGCTTCTGGGGCGATTAATATGTCTGACCTAAGAACTGTCTTTGGCGGTTCTCAACCTGACGGTTTGTCTGAATATTATAAAGGCGGGAGCCTTGTTACAGCTAACGCAACTAATGCTAATATACCTACAAGCGGAAACCCTATAAGCTTTAGCAATTTTAGAAGTGCTTCAGGTGCTAGTAATAGGAACGTAAATTTTTCTATGCGGTACGACCCTGCCCCCGATAGATTTTCCGGGGTAGGCTTGGCGGCAAGTGATTCCGTTACAGGCACTCCGTATAGTTATAGTGGAACTTCTACCTCTAGTAATCCATATTATTACCAACCTGTGTTTCGGGCAGGTACAGGATATATTACAAGTTTATCTTTTGGTGTGCATCAAAACGAGGATAATGATTTAACTACACCTATCGTTACATTTTATGGAGGCACAGACAGTTCTAACGTGACAGACCTAATATTTGCATGGAAAGGCTATCGAAATCCTCACACAGGTGGGGGGTATGATTACGTTCTTCAGTTTAATGGTGACGGAGCCATAGACACCGCAAATTATGGCCCTCACGGGTTTTCAAGTATTACACAGTACATTTTTCATACTACTGAACTCTATTATGGCGGAAGTGGTCAATATATTAATTCAAACCATAGATGGTATAGATTTGCCGCAAGATCACCTTACCAAATTGGTAAGCAAGGCTTAATGATGAGGATGTATACGACTTTAACAGCCCTTCCACAACCCACATAGGTGGTACATGCCGTTAACGAAATTACAATTTAAACCAGGGATTAACAGAGAGGTCACTTCGTATTCTAACGAAGGGGGATGGCGCGACTGTGACAAAATTAGATTTCGGTTTGGATACCCTGAAAAAATGGGCGGCTGGTCCAAGTATACTAACAATACTTATTTGGGCACGGTTCGTGCGCTTCACAATTGGATAGCGTTAGATGGTTCTGACTTTTTAGGATTAGGTTCTCACATAAAATATTACATTGAAGAAGGTCAGAACTTTAACGATATAACCCCTGTGAGAAAGACAACTTCCGCAGGAGAGGTGACTTTTACAGCTACTAACAATTCAAACATAATTAAAGTAACAAATGCTGGACACGGTGCAGCAGAAAATGATTTTGTAAGCTTTACTGCGGCAGAATCTTTAGGTCCAAATATTACCGCAGCTTTACTTAATACAGAACATCAAATTACTGCTGTACTTGATGCTGATAATTATCAAATTACACTTGCGGCAACAGCTAATACAACTGGAGTAAGGCAAACAACGCTTGCTGGTACTTCTGCTGGGGCAGCCACGCACACTGGAAAAACACAGAGCGCAACAAGTGGTAGTGGGACAGGTGCAGAATTTACTGTGGTTGCAGGTTCCTCAAGTTACACATCTGTTACTGTAACGAACATTGGCACAGGATACGCAGTAAATGATACTATTACCATTCCAGGTGCTTCTCTTGGCGGTTCTACACCAACTAACAATCTTACCATCACTGTAACTTCTCTTGACGGAGATATTTTAGACGGGGCAACCACTGGAGTTGCAACAGCATCTGTTGCAGCACAAATTTCATCTTCTGGCTCATCCATTAGCGTCCTAGGTTCGTCGCAACCTCATGTTGACACCGTAAATCCCTCTTTAAATAGTAATCCTGTAAAAACAGTAAGCATTACATCTGGAACTTCAACAGGCAGTGCTACTTTTACAAACGTCACGGGCACGTCATCCGGTGCGGGTGCGGGTGCTAAATTTACCATTACAACAGATGGTTCTGGTGGATATGCAGTAGATGCGATTACAGATGGCGGTGATGGTTATGATATAGATGAAAACATAACAATTGCAGGAACAAGTCTTGGCGGAGCAACAACAGCAAATGATCTCGTCCTAGACATAACTGCTGTTGAACTAAATACATTTGATGCAACTGTAAACCCTGCTATCGGTACTCCTCCCCTCTCAGGAGCTACAAGTTTTGTAGCTAATTTTACGGAAAACTCTGCTGGTGCTTCTGTGCAAAACTTTGGTCCTGTAAGTGGTCCTGGTTCTCCAAATCAATATATATTTCAATTTTTTTATTTCTATACTTTAAATTCTGTTTCAAGTGGGGGAAGTGGGTATAGAGTTGGAGATCAAATTGTTTTTAACGGCACACTACCATTAGGTAATGGTCAATCAAGTATAGGTAATAAAACAATTCAAGTAGACAGTCTTGTAAACAACACTGTGGCAGAATATCAAGTAAATGTAGGGTTAGATACAACGGTCGGAGGTACAGGTTGGGGTGCTGGACAATATTACGGGGTTACTTCTGGTGCTTTACAAACAACCTTGAACGAAGGTGGAACTCTTAGCTCCTCTGACACCACAATTACACTGACTAGCACAACTGGTATAGTTGCCAATGATGTAATCTTAATAGACAATGAGCTTATACTTGTAGGCGGCGTATCAAGCACTGGTGTCAAAACAGTAGGATCTATAACAGCCTCTGGTGGATCGGCTGGGTCAGCCACGCATACAGGTAAGGCTCAAGCAAGCACAAGCGGCAGCGGCACAGGCGCAGAATTTACTGTTGTTGCAGGATCAACAACATACGCGTCAGTCACCGCAACCACCGCTGGAAGTGGTTATGCAGTTGGAGATACAATTACAATAGCTGGCAACACGCTAGGTGGTGCGACTCCTCTCAATGACATAACCTTTACAGTTACGGCAATTACAAATAATTTAACCGGATGCACAAGAGGGTACGCAGGTAATCAAACAAGTTCAAACGTCAATACCTTTGGCCCGACTGTAGCTGCAACTCACGCTGATGGTTCTGTTGTGCGATTAGCAAAGGGCAACACTGACCCAATTAATGACTTTTCAGGATGGGGGGACGCAGCATCTGGCGGTGTAACAACCACAGGTCAAATACGTTTGTGGTCACACGATAATCTTGGTGAAGATTTACTTCTTAACCCAAGAGATGATCAAATATATTACTGGGACAAAACAAACACGCTTTCAAGTCGAGCCGTTAAGCTAAACACATTAACTGCCTCTGCCGGATTTTTCAAAAGAAGTGTTCCTACAAAATGTAAGCAGGTCTTAGTTTCAGATAGAGACAGACATGTAATTGCTTTTGGTTCGGACGGTATTAATTCAAGCTCTTCTGCTATAAATGGTGACGGTATACAGGATCCACTTCTTATCCGTTTTTCTAACCAAGAAGACCCGTTAGATTGGTATCCCACCGAGGACAACACTGCGGGGGATTTGCGCTTGGGTTCGGGTTCTACCTTCATGCAAGCCGTTGAAACAAAGCGTGAGATACTGGTGTGGACGGACACTGCTCTTACATCTATGCGATTTATTGGTCCGCCCTTCACTTTTGGTCTACAACAACTGTCTAGTAACATAACAATCATGAGTCCAAACGCTGCTGTAGCAACAGAAGACTTTGTGTTTTGGATGGGTATTGATACATTCTATGTCTACGCTGGTCAGACGCAAACGCTGCCTTGTTCAGTAAAAGACAAAGTGTTTTTAGATTTTAACTTAGAGCAAAGAACCAAAGTAATCGCTGGTATTAACTCTGAGTTTAGCGAAGTAACATGGTTCTACCCATCATCTAACGCGGCAGACAACGACCGTTATGTTACTTACAACTATAGCGAAAAAGTGTGGTACTTTGGTACACTTGAAAGAACAGCATGGTTGGACCGTGGAACTCGGACCTTTCCTTTAGCTACTGGAAACAACTATCTTTACAACCACGAGTTTGGTTACGACGATGATGGCTCTGCTATGAATTCCTTCATTGAGTCAGCAGCAATAGACATTGGTGACGGCGACAGATTTACATATTTACGAAAAGTTATACCTGATTTAACTTTTGACGGTTCAACTAATTTGTCCTCACCACAAGCTACATTCACCGTAAAAGCGCGCAACAACCCAGGAGCAGACTTTAACAACACACAAGCTGGCACATCTATACGAACACAGTCTAGCCCCGTTGAAAAGTTTACAGAACAGCTAGACCTAAGAGTTCGTGGACGTTCCTTTGCACTTCGTGTAGAATCAGATGCAACAGGATCTAAATGGAAGTTAGGCAGTCCTCGTGTAGATATAAGGCAGGATGGTAGAAGATAATGTCAAGTAATCAGGTTGCACCACCAAGGCTCCCAGAACCACCAATCGAGTATACACAGCAGTACATGGCGGATCTTGTGCGTTCATTGCAGGTTTTTATTGAGCAGGAACGTAATCCGGGTGAGATGCGGGGGACTAAACTAACGCTGACGGATCTACCTACTTCAGCGACGGGCCTTGAAACTGGGTCCTTGTATAACGACAGCGGAACTGTGAAGGTCGTAACGTAATGGGTTTATTTAAGTCATTCAAAAAAATGTTGGCTCCTATTGGTGGGGTTATTGGATTTGCCCTTGGCGGTCCAGGAGGCGCGGCCCTCGGCTCTGGGATTGGATCTCTTGCGGGTGGTGGAGATGTAAAAGATGCTCTTCTTGCGGGGGCTTTGGGCTATGGTGCAGGTTCTTTTGCTAAAAGCATAGGATTTGGGTTGGGGTCCGGTGGTGGTATAGGTAGCTTGCTTCCAAGTTACAAAGGCACATCTATGCTTGGGCTGGGTAGTGCGCCAACACAAGCTTTGGCAAAAACAGGGGGCTTTGATCCAAGTAAGATGATTGGCGTGGGTGGGCCAGAAAAGGGTAAGGGCATCTTCTCAATGTTTGACGACATGAGCATGGGCACAAAACTTGGGCTGGGTGCTGGTGCGTTAGCACTTGCTGGCGGCATGTTTGGTGAAGAAGAAGAAGAAGAAAAGAGCGGTTCTGGTATGCCCGACACAAGACCGGGCGAAGTTAAGGGCACACTTGTAGGCAGGTCTGGAAAAAGGTATGATATGGATGACCCTACGGATATGAAACAATATGCAGATGAACTTAGAGAGCTTCAAGATCCAGGGTACAATTACTACACTGACCCATATCGGCCTGTTGCTCGTTCTTCTGGGTATGCTCATGGTGGGGATGTACATGCAGGTGGTGGTGAGGTTGACGGACCGGGCACAGGAACATCGGATTCTGTGCCAGCAAGACTCTCCGACGGTGAGTTTGTTTTGACAGCTAAGGCTGTTCGAGGTGCAGGCGGTGGAGATAGAGATGTCGGAGCCGCACGTTTATATGATATGATGTCAGAACTAGAGGCGACAGGCTAATGGCGACACAAACAGTAGAACAAGTAACAAGACTTGCCCCCTTTCAGGAAGAGTTTCTGAAAGATATTTTTGCACAGGCACAGGCTCTTCGTGGCACACCACAGCCTTTTTCTCCGCAGCAACTAGCTGAATTCTCAGATGCGCAGAATCGAGCAATAGCATTAGCAGATTCTGGTATCGGCAGCTATCAGCCCTTTTTAGATCGCGCAGCACAGTTAGCAGGCCCCGGCGGCGCACAACAGTTTATGAATCCTTTTGAGGATCAAGTTGTCCAGCAAACAATGAAGGACATTGCACGTCAGGGACAGAAAGCTCAACAACGACTTGCTGGTCAAGGCGTAGCGTCTGGTGCATTTGGTGGCTCAAGATTTGGTGTAGCACAGGCAGACTTAGCTGGTAAGACCTTAGAACAGCAGGCACGTTCTGCTGGTCAGATTCGTCAACAGGGTTTTCAACAGGCGCAGCAAGCAGCACAAAACGCTGCACGTTTACAAGCAGGGCTTGGACAGGCACAGCAACAGATGTTTGGGCAGGACATAAACAGGCTTCTTGGTATTGGTAGCCTGCAACAACGTCAGCAACAAGCTGACTTTGATGTTGCCAGAGCCAATGAACTGGCACGGCAGGCTCTACCATTTCAGGAGATTGGATTCTTGTCGGATGTGTTCCGTGGTGTACCAGCGTTGCAGTCAACATTTCAAACAACTTCGACTCCGAATCCGAGCCTTGGCTCACAACTTCTCGGACTCGGTATCGCGGGTCTTGGTGCTGTTGGTCAGGCTGGTGGCTTTGGTAACTTCTTTGGCCCAGCGAGGACTGCACAATGAACAACGAAGTTCTTCGCCGTAAAATGTTCCGCACTATACTAGCGGACTCTCGTGCTCCAACCGGGATCCTAGCATCTTCGCCTGAGATGGTAGATACTGTAAGTCGTCGTGCAAACGGCGGACTTGAAGCTCGTAGAAGAATTGCAGGACAGCAGTTTATGAGACAGTTTGCTGGCATGCCTGATGGTAGCCGCAAACCCGAATCTTATTTACAGGTCTTAGACCGTATCAAAGGTCTTCCGTACAACCAACAGGTGGAAGAGCTTACGAAAGCAGGGTTCGGAGCTACAATAGGTCCTGATGTTCCTGATTTCTTGTCTCGAACAGGGGCCGCAGCCAAACAACGAATAGGTGCAGACATTGAGCAAACCAAGCAAACGCTTGGTAAAGTTCTTGCACCAGGGGCAGATAAGCCTGTTATTGACGCAATACAAAGCGGCATTCAATCTATAAAGTATGCCACTGGTTTAGACTATCCGGTTGGTGAAGAAGGTGGTTTGGGTCCCGCTCCTACCGCTGGGGTGGGTAAAACAAGGGAGCAGATATTAGCGGAAAGAGATTTGGATGCTCCAGTAGATATTGCTGGTTCACCTGTGACAGGAGCAGATCAGAAATTTACTCCTGACCTAAGAAGATATTCCCCTACAGACGACGACTTGGAAGCAGGTATGGCAGGTCAGATACCAACCACTCCAGCAGAAGAGCTTGCTGCGGGACAAGATTCTAATAAACAAACTCAAAAAAATAAGGGGCTGTTACCGGGTCTTCCCACTGGAAGTTCTTCTTCAGCAACCACTGCTGAACAAAAAATTGCTGATAACCTTGAAAAAATACAACAAGGTAAGAAAACGCAAAAACTTCCAAAGAAAGATTCAGAAAACACAGACAACTTTAAAACTTTTGCTTCTAAGTACAGAGACTTTGCTTCTCCTAAAGAGGTGGACATTGCTAAGATTGAAGAGGATGCTAAAAAAGCAATGGGTTTTGACCCCAGCAAAGCAGACGAAGACAAGAAGAATGCTTTTTGGATGGCTGTTACACAAGCTGGACTTGCCATAGCTGCGGGTGAAAGTGGTAATGCCTTAACAAATATAGCTAAAGGACTTTCTTTTGGTCTTGATGCTTATGGCAAATCTATAAGTCGCTTGAACGAGCAACAGAGAGAAGATGCTAAAGAGTTAAGACAGCTTCGTTACACAATGATAAAAGACGCAAAAGCTGCCGCTGCCACAGACGCTGCAAACTTAAACGCATACAATCAGGCTATGGCTAGGTTAGAGCAAGAGGAACGACAGTTTGGCATAACAACTGAACTGACACGAGAAAGAGATGCTCACCAACGAACAGTTTCTTTGATGACTCTTGAAAACAGAATGCTTGCTGACCTAAACACTGCAAAGTATCAACGCGATATGTTAGATTTAAAGACAGCAGAAGCACTTGTTAATAAAGCATACAAAGAACTATCTCTTCTGCCGGACGCTCAAGTAGCTGCTATATCTCAAGGATACATGGATAAAGATGGCAACGTCACTCAAAAAGGATTAGACGCTGGTTTGGAAACTTTAGGCACAACTATTGTCCTTTCAGAAATAGCAGCAACCAAAGGAAAAACCAAAACAGAAACAGACACACAAAGAGCAAACGCTGGTTTGGCTAAAGTTCTTTCAGGTGATTATACATATGAGGACCTTGCCGATGCTGCGAGTAATCCTCTGTTTTCAGATACTTTTTCAGATACTTTAGATGTCGCTGAAACCATACAAATATTAAGAGAACAAACACAAAAATCAATTCAACAAACACAAACACCACCGCAAGGTGCGGTTGGCGATGCGGATGTAAACGCTGATCCATTGGGGCTTTCATCTTAAAGGAGGAGTAAATGGCACTCATTGACTCCCTTCGTCAGGCGTATCCAATGTACTCGGACAAGTCGGACGATGATCTTGTTCAAGGGTACATGAATAAATACCATCCAGACAAATCAATTGATGAAGTTGAATCTTTACTAGAGCAACGACAAGCGCAGCCAGAAGTACAAGAACAACCTACTCCTGACCCAGATCCTGAGTATGAAGGTGTGGCGCAGGAGTTCTTTGAGGGCGTTGGCTCTGGTCTCATCGGCATACCACAGGGAATCTTGGAACTCGGTGCTTCGGTCGTGGACCTTGCGGCTGATACCGACTATGCATCTTCTGTTACTGACGCTGCCAACAAGCTGCGCGATGCCGCAGGTATTGACCCTGTTGGTCTAGTTGGTAAAGGCACAGAAGTAATTACTCAGTTTGTTATACCCGGTCTTGGTGCAGCCAGCGCGGTAAGCAAAGTCAGTAGGTTTAGTAAAGCTGGCAGACTTCGCAAGGCAGTCAAAGATGGTCAGATAGTTTCTAAACAAACACCTACAACTCTTCGACCCGCAGCAAAGTCTAGCCCTACAAGAGATCTGACACAGGGTGAGAAACTAGCTTTGGGGGCACAACAGGTTGCTGCCGCAGGTCTCGCAGATGCGGTGGTTGCAACAGATGGTATTACAACAATTGGTGATTTCTTTGAAGGTGGCCCTACACAAACAAACCA